TTACCATCAATAATGATACTTTTTCCGCCTTCAACTAATCCTTCGATTTCTCCTTCCGATATTATATCAGTAACTGAAACAGTTTGTGTAGTTCTTCCTCCTCCTACTATTGATACAACATCGTTTGCAAGAGTCGGCGTTGCGCCTCCACCCAAATTACTTACAGTAGAACTTTGATTACGATTCATTAAACCTAAACGACCATACGTCATATTATTACTCTCTAAGGAAACGAGAAAGTTAGAGCACTTGGTACTGGAGTTATACCATACTCAATCAAGTCTTTTCTTCCGCTGTCTATTGAGCGTCCTGCGCTATTTTCTGTTTCAAAATTAATTGGTTGACCAGGAACCTGCAGTTCTCCGTATAAAACAGGAACTGGATCTCCTTCTAGTATGTTTTGTTGTTGTCCATTAAAAAGATATGACTGTTCTTCGTCTATGTCTACAGACGGATCTGGAGCCATCATTTCATTCAGTCCAGTCATTGCAAGAGAAGTTGCTCCCAATACAGCCAACTTTCCTAGCATAGAACTACCCATTATAGTGAATCCTTTTAATCCTGCCATAAAACCAACATTTCCTCCACCGGCAACTGGAACCATTCCACCTAGTCCAAAACCTCCAGGAGTCATTGCTGGATTCAACATTCCTCCTGACACAGCCATTGCAGTTAGCATTGCTGCTGCAATCAAAAACTTTTTAAAACCACCACCACCGCCTTCTGGTATTGGTGTAATTGTAACATCTCCTTCATGAAGGGTTAGTAGTAACTCTTCTGCATACTCAAGTTCTTCACCGGCAATATCAATTGCAAAATCAATACCTTTTTCGTGGCATTCAAAAAGATATGGTCGAAACTCAGGATTATTTACATCAATTAATTTAAGAACATCTGTAATCGTAGGAGCATTTATAAGCATATGTGCTCCAAACTTTGTTCCAAGTTCTCCCTCTAAGTAAATATTACGCTGCATAGCGATATGCTCCTACTAACCATTTGTGCCATCGTGGGTACAGATTTTCTCGGCACGATAATCTTTCTTCTGCATGATGATAAAAAATGTCATTTCCTAAGTATACTCCACAATGATTGTTTATATTTGAGTAAATTTTAAAAATTAAAACGTCATTCTTTTGAATATCTTGTAAATCTACTGGATAGTGATTCCAGTTTTTTATTGTTTCTTCGTTAAAATAGTCAATATTTTTATTCCAATAATCTTCTTGGAACATTACTCTTGGTGAAATTTTTATATTTTCAGTATCTAAATAATCTCTCAATGCTTCAAAACAGTCTTGTACTCCAAACTCATATTCTCTGCCATACAAATCATTAGTTTTATTATCTGGGTGTATCACTGTTAAATCCATTTCTGGATAACTAAAAATATAAAAATCTTTTCCAAGAGCATTACAGCTTGCTATATCAAAATCGCTTGGCTCTGAAGATTCATCAGGATGACTATGTACAATTCCTATGACATCTGTTGTTCTTAAAAGTTTTAGGTATTGATCCGTATCGATTACAAAATGATCTTCTTCTTCTGCAATGTTTTTGCACGGAAACCATTTTCTTTTGCCTTTTACTACAGAGATAACTCCGCAAGCTTCTCTCGGGTACTCTTGTTTACAATGCTCTCGTATATCTTCAATAAAATTCATCTAAACTTTTTGCTTCCAGGAAACCCTCCGAAAGGTAGTGATCTACTAGTATCAAGATTTATTGAAGGAATAAAATTAAGTGCAGTATTGCTGTTTATTCCCATTGCTTGATACCTCATTTTACAAGAGCCTAAAAGTTTTCCACAAATATCAGCTTTTTCCCAATAAGCTGATCCTATTGAAGGAGTAGCGCCATCACTTTTTGTATTTTCAATTAGAACTCTCCAGATTGTATTACTGTGCAAAACATAAGAATTTCTTCTCGTATCGCCCGAAAAAACTCTGTAAACTATATCGCTTGCATCAGAAGAATAAGTTGTGTACACTCTTACTTCTTGCCATTTTGTTGTGTCTCCCAGATCTGTTGCAGTATTCGAAGATACTCTCGACCTATAGTACCGATGAAAGTTTGCACTTGATGTATCGACTACAAAAGTATCAATATTATGAGAACTTATATTATCTTTGTTAACAGGAGATGTTGCATCTACCGCTGACTTTAAGAGTAAAGGCTCATCATTTTCAGTTGCAAATACGCTTGATGTTGCTCCTCCACTGTGAGGAATTTGATCTTTTATTTTCCATACACAAGCGCCTCGTCTATCACTAAGCTCAGAACGAGCACCTTGATACTTCCATGGACAATATTTTCCAACTACTGCTCTTGATGGAATTCTTATTCCATCTAAATCAAATGCGGATGATAGTTCAAAACTTACAAGCATATTTGTTTTTTCTTCGATTCTATCTATAATATAAACATCTCTACGAAATTCAATTGTAGGATTACTTGTTAAATATTTTTCTAAGGTTCTTCGTCGTGTAAGTTTTGACCCAATTAAGTCATCCAAAACAAAATTATCTTTAGTTATTGGTAATGCGTCGTCTCCGGCTGTTGCGTCCCAAGTTCCATCTGCCATTTCTGTTTTAAACTTTGAAGATGTTTTTATAATCGATTCTACGTTTGCGATTGTTAGGCTTGGACGAGGACTTGGACCGTCGTATTTATACTCTATTCCAGACATCATTAGAGGCAATGCTACATAAGTTTTTACAGCTCCATTTTGGTCTCTATACTGTATATCTTGCAAGTTTTCATTTTTTCCTGCATGAAAATATAAAATGTTATCACTTCCAGTACCTATCTCTAATTCAAAAAATTCAAGAAAACCAGAATCAACTGCTTGTTTCGAAATGTCAACAGATAGTTCTTGACTCATGGTTCATATACTCTTCTAAAGTTTGCTTGAATATTGTAAAAATCTTTATTATTAAAACTGGTTGTCCAGCTATCACAAACTACATTTATCTTTCTTTCATTCTGGTTTACAAAAGTTAAAGTTGTTCCAGAGCTTATACTTTGTGCAGTGCTCAATACAAGAGCTGTACCATTTATGCTTGCGACTGTAGGAGTGCCGCTTATAGGAGGATCTGTAGTATATGAAACAACTGCACCCGCAGCAATCTCTAAGTTTGTAGCACTAAGAGTAACATTTGTATTGCTGCTAGTAGAGCCGCTGACTGTACGAGTAGTAGTTGTAGTAGAGTTTGTATCAGGATGTATAAACTCAAAAGCAGTTGCAGCACCTTTTGAATCAAAGAATGCAATAATATCATCTGCTTCTGTTTTATCTCGATTTGTAAAAGTCAAAGTAAAACTTTCATTTATATTGTTAATTCCGTCGACTATTCTCTGCTCATACCCATCGCCAAATGTTTGAATACGTACTCGTGGAGTGCTTTGCTTTGAAAGACTCTTATCTGGTATAACTTTTTTGTCAGTAATTGCTGAAACTGTAAATCCTATTGCCATTATGCTGCTCCATATGGACTTAGTATTCCGCCCGCTCGTTTCTGGTTCTGCAATTCAGTCTGAACTGCTTTTGCAATTGCATTTCCAAGAGTTCCCATGCTTGCTCCATCACCTTGCGTCTCGCTAGATGCAGTACCGTCAGAGTTCATTGTAACATTTACAGTTACATTATTATTTCCGCCTGGTCCTCCTTGTGGAAACTCAACTGGAATGGATCGACTGTTTGGAAGAGGAACTATTGCTTCGTTACCATGAAGTGTAGCAGCGTATCCTGATTGAGGTCCTCGTGCAATTCCTCCAGTACTATAATCTCTTTTAGGAGTCATTCCTCCATATGCGTAAGAAGGTGTAATTCCTCCGTCTGCAAATCCTGGAATCTTCATGGTTTGTAAAGCATTTAAAACCATCTGTTTTATAATCATTTTTGCAATGTCTGCTAAGATTGCTCTTGTCATATCAGCAAATGCTTGCTTTGCACTCTTTGACCCATCAACCATTGCCATGAAAGCACTTTCCATATTATTTTGCAGAGACAAACCCAATTCTTCTTGGTTGCTTATTTCTTGAGTAAGTTTTGCGTGTTCTTTCGCTTGCTTTCGAATTCCTTCTTGGTCAATGTCTTTTAGTTCTATTCCTTTTCTTAGCAAAAATGCAACTCGTTCTTGAAAATATACCTCTTCTTTGCTTAAAGCTACATTACTTCTCTTAAACTCTAATGCTTTAATTTCATGACCTGCTTTTCTTGCAGTTATTTCTTGCAAGTTGTTAAATATAAAAAGCTCATCCTTTGCTGCTTGTACACTAGCTTCTCTGTTTGCAAGTTCTGCTCCCATATCTTTTTGAGTTTCTTTTCTTGCTTGTGCCTCTGCTTTAATTGGGGCATTGAAAGCACCAAATATACTACCGCTAGGTTCGCTAGCTCTAAGAATATCAGCAGCTCGTGAAGCGACGGCATTTTCAAACTCTTTAGTGTATGTCTCAAAAGATTCTTGTGCATTTGCTTTTTCTTGCTCTAAAATAGCTCTTTGACTCACTCGTCCAGCTACTGCTCCCCCTCCCATGCCTCCGAAGGTTCCTGTTCTTTCTTTAAAACTTCTCTCAGCTTTCATTTTATTTAATTTTGCCTCGTTAGCAATTATCTGTAGTTGTATATCTAGCAAGTCTCTTTGATTTTGTATTTCTTTTGCTTGTTCAGTCGTTCTAAAGTTAGTTAAGTTATTTTGTTCTTTTACTAAATTTACCTGTCTTTCTAAGAACCTTACAGTTTCTTGTGCGGAAGCCTGTCTAGGGTCGTCTTCTGCTAGTTCGCTTTGATAAAATTGTGCTGCTGATAGCTTTTCTTCTGCTGCGGCAACTTGCAGCCTTGATTGAAGACGTTGTTGTTCTAAAGTTCTTTCTTTTGAAGCAAAAGATATTCCTCTTCCTTGTACTCTTAACATCTGCATTGATGCAAGTTGTCCCGCTTTACGATTTTGCAGAATCTTTGCCTCTTCCTCGCTTGCTCTGCCTAACAAAGCGTTTTGTTTCTTCAACTCGGTATTTTGCGTGCCTATTTCTTTTGTACCTTCTAACATGAGGTCTAGCCGCTTCAGTAAAGGGTCCAGTCCCAAAGGGCTGCCGCTCATGCCATCTCTTTCTAAATTTCCGGATTCGGTAAAGCCAGCTGCTTCTCCTAAAAGTCTAGCGGTCCGCGAACCTTGCTTACCGCTCTTACCCCTCATTACTCTAGAGCGGATCTCTTCTTGCTCTTGTTCGCTCATTTGACCATACCTGGGTATGCCAGCAAATACAGTCTTCTCTAGGTCCTTCTGTTCTCTTATAAGGTCGGTTTGAGCTTTTATGTCAGCTTTTTGTGCATTTACTGTAGCTGTAGTTGACCCTATATTTAACTTTATGCCTTTAATTAACTTATCTTGAGCATCTACAAACTTAGATAAAGGAGTTTCTGTAATTCCAACATTTAATAAATTTTGAAAAGCTTCTGATGCCTCATTCATTAACTCTGGTAATTTTGATAATTCTTGCCCTAAATTTATAAGTTCATTTGAAACTTTTTCCACGTTTTGAGCAGTACTTAAACTGATACGGCCATTTTCCGTAAACTCTTCTCGAAGAGCTTCAAATCGTGGATCGATATCTACTAAAAGATCTGAAATTTCTGATATTTTCTTTCTTTGAGCTTCAAAACCTTCGGTGTTTGGATCAACAGTGCTTAAAGCATTCATATCTTGAACTAAAGAACCTACGTCGACTCCTTGTAAAGTTTGACCCACATTTTGCTGAACTTCGCTACCTACTAGTAAACTTCTTCGTGCTTCAGCATTTCGTCCCATTTCTTCAGTAAGTGTTTCATATTTATCAGTCAACTCCTCAACAATACTTATATTTTCTTTTTCTTTTGCACTAAGAGGAACAAAATATCTGTATATCTCTTTTGCAACTGATGCGAGCATTGTGATTGCTCCGATTGCTGCTAAGCCTCCTAAAGCTACATTAATTCCTATTGCTGCAAGTCTAGCTGCTCCCAGCATAAAACTTAGACCTTTTGTCCAAGCAGTTTGCATACCTAGCACTATACCTTTCCAACCTGCGGTAATAAAACTCAGAGAAAATACAGTTTTTTTGGAGAAGGTTTTTGTTTTCTTGTCCATTTTATCGTAGTTATCTTCTAAAATTTCCAAGCCTTCCTTTGTAATATTTTCTAATTTGCCACTTGTAATTTCTCCTGCTTCATCCATTTGTTTACGAGCAGCATTTAATATTGATTTAGCACCAGCTTTGCTTCCAGCTTCATCACCTCGAAGATAATCTAATCCGCTGCTTGTTTCTTTGCTTTTTAAAATATCTTGTGAAGCTTTTTTTGAAGCTGCAGCAGCTTGTTCTTCAGTTCGTACAAATTTTAGTAGTGCTTCTTTCTGCTCTCCAACTTCTCTTTTATAACTAGCAGCAGCAATACTATTTGCTCTTGCAGTTATTTTTGCTTGTTTTGCCATTAAAGCTAAATTGGGGATGATTGATTTAACAATAGGAACTGCAATCAATGCCATAGTTGCTGCGAGTGCTTCAGTATTTCTTGAAAGAAAATTAAGTGCAGGAGTCAATACATCTAATAGTCCTATTTTGAAAACGTTTACAAGCTCATCAAAAGATTTTGCGAATTGTGCAAGTGCCGCCGCATTTGGGTCCATCTGCTCTGCAATAGCTGCATATTTTCTTTCTGCTTGTCCTAAAACCTCATTCGCAACTGCTTGTGTTCTTTCAAATGAGTTTAAGTCTTTAACAGTTTTATTTATTTTTGCAGCATATTTTTCAGTAGCAGTTTCTAGGCGAAGAATAATACCGAGTTCGTCTAAGAGTTCGGGTTCTGCTTTTGTTACACCACGTATCAAACGATTAAAAGAGTCTGTTAAATCTCGTCCTAATGCAAAGGATGCATTTTTAGCTGCTTCACCCAAAGCAGAGAGTTGACCAGAAGATAGTCCTGCTGCTGTACCTATAGCTGCACCACGGGCTGCCTCAGCATATTTTAACTGTGCATCTGTTGCTTGAATAATTGAGTTTGTTATTGTTTTATAGGTTGTTCCTGTAACCGATCCTAATGCCTCTTGCCCCGAGATAAGATTTCGAATATCACTAGCACTTGATAAAAATTGAAAAGCAGCTGAAGCAGCAAAAACTTGAGCAGCAAGAGTTGCATAAGCACCTACAAGTCCTCCCATTCCTTGCTGCATTTTTGAAAAGTTTTTTGTTGTGTTGGACGACATCTTTGCCGTTCCACGCATATTTCTATCAAGGTCTTTAGTAGACTTGCTTAAGTCGTCCGTGTGCCTTCTTGTTTTTTGTGCACCATCAGCCGTTTTATTTAGACTATCTCCAAGTTTCTCTGAGTTTTTAGAGACTTTCTTAGTAGTGCCTTTATCATCGACTTCGAGTTCTATCTCAATTTTTGTCTTTTTAGCCATTAGCCTCTTACATTATGGGTATAGTTCTTACCCCCTTGCTTTGCTCTGCGTTCTTCTGCTTTGCGTCGCTGCTCTTGATCTTTCATTCTTTGCTCCATGAGTGTGCTTTCATAGAGTTTCATAAAATACAGTATTTCTCGCTTGTCGTCTATATCGTACAATTCAAATATTTGTGGACATTGTGTCCAGTCTTTTCCGAGATATGTTCCTGACATTCCATCCCATCGATCTGACAATAATTGAAACATAAAAAATGCCACTTGAACTTCTTCGGGAAAAACCGACATTTCAAGTGGCATTCTATCAGGATCTGGCATTTGGCCCATCTGTTCGCACATCATTAGATATTTGTTAATATCTATATTTTGACTTTGCTCTTGAACGAACTGAACAAGTAAGGCTCGAATAGCCTCTACTTGTTTCCAGTAAAATTTTCTAAGTCACCTACTGTTTCTGTAACCCAAGTATCAAAGTCATTTGCGTTTTTCATTAACAATTCAGCATTTGCTGAAGTATAAGGCAAACAGTCGTCGGGCTTGAGGTCGCTGATATCTACCAAAAGAAGCTCTTCTAGGTACTTATACTTAAGACCAGACCAGCCTTTTATTACTGCTTTACAATATTCTACAAT